TTTTATAATTCGGTGAATTTATAAGGAGGGAAATTAAATGAATATTGACTGGATCAACGTGTTGGATCATGAACCTAAAGATTTAAGCGAATATGGACTTGGAACAGATTATTTGGTAACAGTTAGGTGTGATACGTGGGAAAAAAAGAAAACCATGGTTATGACATGGTGTGAGCAAACTGTCAGAGGAAGGCGAGTAAAACGCTGGAAGTGGAATGATAGACTTAAAATTGACGAGTGGAAAGTTACTCATTGGGCTTCGTTCCCGGAGCCAGCAGATGATTAATAATTAAATGGATTGTTTTATGGATTGGAGGTATTTAATGTATAAAGATATGGCAGGTTTATTAAAAGATAGAGAAATTGGAGACTGGAATTTGACTCACTTTACTATTGATCCAGATAACCTTGGCGCTAAAATGCAAGGAATTGCGCCCGGTACTTATGTCAGACTGATGAATAAGGGCGAGATAGTAATGTCCAACACAAACATGGAAAAGAGAACGAATTCAGACTTTTGCTATCATGTTCATGGTAATGTTTTAATTGGCGGTTTGGGAATTGGGATGATTGTTCTTGCAATTCAAGATAAAGAAGAAGTAAAAAGTATTACTGTAATAGAAAAAAATCAAGAAGTGATTGATATGGTTGCTTCACAGCTTAATTTTAATGATAAGGTGAAAATAGTTCATGCAGATGTATTTGAATGGAAACCAGATAAGGGTATTAAGTTTGATGTTTCGTATATGGACATATGGAACTGGGTCAATGAAGATATTTACGAAAAAGAAATGAAACCACTAAAAAGGAAGTTTACAAGATTTCTTAAACCAACGACGGAAAATCCAAAAAGATATAATAAATGTTGGGCAGAATTTCACGCAAAGACGGGTAGGAGATTAGCTTAAAATGATTATTTTAAATTGATATAAGGAGAGACCAATATGAACGATGTAGATTATGGAACTTTAAATTTATCTCTATTAAAAAATCCAATCGTTGTATTTGACAATACAATCGGAGCAAATAAAGAAAACATAAATACTCCTATCCTATATAAGGATTGCGTAGTTGGAACAGTGACGGATATAACGGAAGAGAGTATCTGTTGTAGAATATGGGATAAATTCATCTGGTTTTACCCAGAATTCAATTCTTCTGATGGTATTGAACCATTTAAACTGTATGGGATTGATATATCTTTACCAGTCGATGAGATTAATAAACAGATAGAAACTGAAAATTATGTAGCAATTGAAATGTATAAACAATTTATGAAAGACAATATGGAAGAATGTGCAAAAGTAAGGAAACAGATTTTGAAGAATCAACCAGTAGATTATTTCAAAAGCAACTTAAAATAATAGTTTCAAACAGAAAAATGAGGATAATTATGACAAGTCAAGAAAGATTTAATATAGTTAAGGATATTTTGGAGAAAAATGATTTATCTCTATGTACTTTAAACCTTAATCAGTTTGACAAAATATCCGATTTGGATTTAATTGCTGGCGCAGATGATGTGGTGAAGAAAATCAGGAGATATGAGGCGTATATTGACAAGGAAAAGATGAAATATCCGGAAAGAATTATGAGAGACGTCCGAAGAAATCTCGGATTAAATGAAATGGACACCAGTATGGACTTGGAAATATTTCAAATGGATAGAGAAGATATTTTGAATTCTGTATGTAATTGGAATAATCTAGTGGGGTATGGTGGTCTGATCAGGGGTTGGATAGAAGATATTTATCAGATAAAATTAAAAGATGAAATTTGAGATTTAAGGAGAAATAAATGGCAAATAAGCAAAATAAATTAAGTGTGTTTATAAGTCTGGCTTTGCGGCACAACCCCGATGCTGCCAGGATAAAGCTAGATGAACATGGGTGGGCTAATGTTGATGAACTAATTACCGGAATCAACTATACTGGACGGCGAATAGACATGTCAGTATTAGAGGAAATAGTTGGCACTGACCAGAAACAGAGATATAGTTTTAATGAAGATAGAACGCTAATAAGAGCGAATCAGGGTCATAGTATTCCTGTTGATGTGGAGTTAAAAGAAACAGAACCGCCTATATTTCTTTATCACGGAACAGCCGAAAGATTTTTAAGCAGTATAGAAGTAGAGGGGTTAAAGTCAATGAGCCGCTTATACGTTCATCTGTCAAGGGATATAGAGACAGCCTTGAAAGTCGGAGGTCGGCATGGAGAAGCGGTTGCTTTAAAGGTTAATAGTAAAGAAATGTTTGACGATGGTTATAAATTTTGTATATCAGAAAACGGTGTATGGCTGACAAAGGAAGTTCCTGTCAAATATATTAATAAAATCTAAGCTTCATTCAGATTCACTAAAATAAAAAAAAGAAAAGAGGTAGTAAAATGAATATAAAAAAGTGCAAAGCTTTAAAAGCCTTGGGGTTTAAATACATAACAAGAGATATGGACGGAAGACTTGTTGCATGGATGAATGAGCCAGTAAGATCTATTTATTGTTTAGAAGAATTCGAAGAGAATATTAAAAATAAATATGGTAAAGACGTTTGCATAAGTATTGGAATTGAATGCCAAGAAGATGCGCACGAATGGATAGATGGAGTTTATCCGAGTATGTGTGGATTTCAGTGCTCATCAAAAGACAATGTTGACACGAGAATGTATTCATATGGTCATTTTGAATTATTTGAATTGGTTAATGAGTTTGAAGAAGTTACTTGGGAAAACAGTCCATATAAGATTTAGCTTTAAAACTAGGGTTTCAAAGAGAAAAGGAAGACGGGTGGTTAAACATATGTCATTAACATGGAGCATGAGAGATGTTTTAGTTGAAACATTTAATGATTTGTTAGAAAAGGATTTATCTTATTCTGATTTTACCGGAATAGCTGACGATATTTTTAAAGTCACTGGAAACAATGTGATACGTTGGAGTACTAGTAGTGAGGGCTTATATTTTGAAATGAGAGATGGATCTGTTACATATCATCCTTATGATGAACAGGCAGAAATAATGATATATGGAGGAAGGTCATATAAATTTAGTGGCTCAATGCTGAAATTAGCATAAATGTGTGATTCAAACAAAAAGACGAGCCTAGCTTGACTCGTCTTCTAATTTTAAAATATCTCCTGGATTGCAGTCAAGTACCTTACAGATACTTTCGAGGACGGGAAACTTTATAGCATTAGTTTTTCCGCTGCATAGATTGGAAATATTCAAACGCGTTATTCCAGTTTCTTTAGCCAGCCAATATCGCGTTCTATTTTGAGCTTTTAACACATCGTCGATTAAAATTTTCATAATTATCACCAAAAAGAGTATAACATATATATGCATTATTTACAATACGTATCGCAAGCGATATATACTGTTGACAATACGCACCGTCTGCGGTATAATACTCACATGAGATGATTACATAAGAAAGGAGATGCGATACGTGGATTATAAGAAATACGATATCATTAGGGTAAAATTTTTTGGTAGCATCGGATCTGAGCAGGGCAAAGAAAGACCAGCGATTATAATTCAGAATGACATAGGGAACAAATTCTCTCCTACGTTAATTGTATTACCGCTTACATCAGAAATTAAAAATCTAAGACAGTCTACTCATATGATCGTAAACAAAAATGAAGGTAATGGACTGTCGGAAGATTCTATGCTGTTAGCTGAGCAGGTGCGTACAATTGACAAAAGTAGGATTATTGAGAAGATGGGGCGTGTAGATGATCGTGAATTACAGAGAAATATATTCAAGTGTTTTATTAATTCAGCAGCATGTGATGATGACGACGAAAAAGAATTAATGAGTCGGGAGGCTTAATAATGATAGAATTTAAAGAAATGTCAAAAACAGAACTTCATAAATTGATAGATTCGAATATGTTTAATAAAATTTTAATAGCAACGGCGGATCTTGAAAAACGTAAAGATTGTGGAAGTAAACGATACAATAAAAAAGAAGGGAAAGAGCTTGTAGATAAATGTAAAACAATTATAGCAATGATAGATAATGCGGATGACGAGGAGTCTTTGGACATATACGCATTGTATACCGTTCTACAAGAGGATATATTAAACATAAAACCAGAGGGCTTAGAGCATAAGATGTTGTTATTTCCAGAAGCAAAAGAATAACTGCTAGGAATACAAAAGCTCATGTTGACATATTCTATGCTTTTGTGGTAAAGTTAATATAGCGAAAGTATGTTCTGTAATAGAAGCGGAGGTCAATATGGGTAAATATACATTATTTGATTTATGTAGTAAATATGACTGTGATATACCAAAAAATCTTCTGTCAGCAATCGAGAATAGGGATATTTTAAAGATGACAGATATTGAGTGGTTTGATGTTTTTATAAACATGAAAAAAATGCAGCGAATAACAGTTGACAAATATATAAGAATCATGTCTAATCTGTATGATTCTTGTTTTAAAGATGATATAATAAGCAAAAATCCATTTGATTCAATCATATTAAAGTCAGAGAATATTCTGGCTTCCATGAACAAAGATATTTACGTGTCTCCTGAAGACATAGATAATTGCATTGAATGTCTCCCAGATAAAATATATGGTGGTTGTTTAGTCCGTTTGTTCTATGAGGGGGCGCAAAGTAAGAATGATATATTTAATCTCACTCTCGACAAAATAGACCTCGTTACACGTAAGATTTATTTCGATAACTACACTATAAGTATGTCAGATAAATTATATAAGGCGATTGTCGATTATAATGATCTGGAAGACTACTCAAGAGAGATTGTTATTAAAAAGCATGATTATCGTGATGTGAAACTGTTGCCTTTGAAACAGGCATATGAAAATAGCTTTGTAAAGATATTAGATGAATCCAATGCCGTGGATAATTTTGTTCCATTCCAAAACTTGTGTAAACGGATCATATCGAAAACCGGATTTACCCAGGCTAGAATATATACGTCCGGACTTATTAATTTCTTATACAGTAAATGCGATGATTCTCTGAGTAAATTTGAAGAGCTGGTTGAAGAAAACGATAAGTATAAAACGCCAAACGATCTCACCAGTGAATTATTTAAACAGTACGCAAACGAGTACGGAGCATATGACGATAAAAGAATGCTGAAATATAGATATCAAGATTATATACGTGATTTTAAGCAATACATTATAGGCCGAAGTTGATTCGGCTTATAGATCAGGATGGAATAACCATGTAGCAATTAAGATCGAACATATTTTCGTTTATTTGCTTGACTTGTACTTTATTAAGTAGTACAATTATCTCAATAAAACAAACGTATGTTCTGATAAACCGAATATTGGAGGAGGCTTTCATGGGTAAAAATAAGAAAGATGTAGAAGAAATTCTAAAGAGGGTTAATGGCTGCAAGATTAAAGTCGGAATAACGGTGAGGGATACTCAATGCTATTTATCCAGTCACATGGAGATAGATAAGTCAGTAATAGCTATTGATTATCATGGGATTTTAATTACCAGCAAGAGAGATAAGACCTCTAAGGTTGAACTAAGGTATAAGGATTTATTAGACATACGATGCAGAGAAGATTTCGCATATAGCGGAATTACATACATATATAGAAATTCGGAAGTTACCATATTAGTATAAACTTTAAAGGGCGAACGTCATAGGATAGCAGTCCTCGATTCGCCCTTATCAACGTAGATACCACATGTGCTCGAATGAGCTTTGACATGCGATATGAAGTGGCAAATGCCACAATATTATTTTACAATATCAAGGCGAAAAAGTCAACACGATTACTATTGACATGACTATATAGCAATGATATACTGTAAATGCAAGAACTAACCATATAGCAATAGAATGGAGGAAATCATATGCAGCGGTGTAATAGATGTGGAGTAATGATGATAACTGGAACTCATTATGAAGGACGGCATCACATTAAATATTCGGAATGTCCAGTGTGTCATGAGAGAATTAACGGAAAAGTAGAAGACAACGACAAGATTAAGGGCATGAAGAATACATAAAAACGGAAATTCATTTGGAAAAATAAAAATAGAAAAGGAGAATTGAATGAGTAAAGGATTAAAGGTAACGGGTAAGCAGATGTTTATGGGAGTTGAGATTCCGGTAATTGAGGGTGGATTTGGTGATGATAAGAGAGTGACAACGGTTCCTATGATTACAGACACACATGGAGTAGAAGCAAAGGTAATAAATCAGTCCATCAAGAGATTAATTGATAAGAAGAGACTTAAAGAAAGCTTGGATTATATCGACCTATTTTCCACTGAAGAACTCAAGGTCACTGCTGGTGACCTCGGATTAATTACAAGTAATGGGCAGAAAAACGCCTTTATCTTATCTGAAAGAGGATATACGAAGCTAATTAAGTATATGGACGATGACGAGTCATGGGAAATTATGGATAAGTTTACCAATGAGTATTTTGAAATGAGAAGCGTGATTAAAGAATCTCTAAGCCATGAAGATATGGCGTTACTCAGAATTTGCAAGTCAACAACATCAGAAGAAAGAGCATTGGCTATAAATCAGTACAGAGAAGCTGTGACTCAACCACTGATTGAAACAATAGAAAAACAGAAGCCAATGGCAGCACTCGCGGAGCTTAGAATTGACAAGAAAGGCTGTTACTCAATAACCGATGTAACCAAAGCATTGGGATTTAAAAAGGGACAGATAACTAGGTGGGCTAAAGCGGTTGGGTTTATACATAAAAGCATTAAAGAAGTTAACAAAGCTGGAGAAAAGTTTTTTAAAATTTATTCTTCTGATGGTGTACATAATAGCATTGGCATTAAAGAAGAAGGGTTGCATGAGATCAACAATAAATTAGAAGAAATTATGGCTTATTAGAAGGAGAAAATAAATGAGTGTTATATACAGGCCACATAGAGGCTCATTATCTGAGGCAATGAAAGATGTTATGGAGTTTGATACTTTTCAAGATTTGCAGAAGTATATAGTCAAAGAGATGGATTCATTTGTTAAATTAAGAGAATGCGAAATCGTGCCAGGAGAACATCCAGTAAATGATGACAGGATTGGTTGGAGAGACAGCGACTACCTTTGCATTGATGGTTACAACAAAGTGAGAGACAAAGAGGGATATGAATTATTATTTGGCGGCAGATATGAATATCCTCAGTGCATTGGAATGTTTGCTACGGATTATATAAAACTTTTAAGGAGGAATTAAAATCATGAATGGTAGTTACACATTTAAAATAGAAGGCTGGGACGCAGATCATATTACAAACATGGTAGTCGCTGAAATTGTAAACTCTTTTAATATTGATCAGTTCAAGAATGAAGTTAAAAACAAACTCGTCAAAGAGTTAAAAGGCGACATAGTTAATGGTAAAGAGGTTTGTGAAGCAATTAAAACGTCTACTGATAAAGTGGATAAGATTATAGATTCACGTGTGAATCAGGCAATCAACGATAAAATAAAACAGATTCAGAATATAGATATTGGAAATTTTCAACTAACTTTAAAATGAACCTTTTATGGTAGAAGAGGAGGAATAAACAATTACAGAAAAAATAGTCGGAGAAGAACGCTTAAATAATAAGGGAACACTTATGAGAATAATTAAGCATGTAAGTTGTAGTGATATTGACGTTGAGTTTCAAGATAAATACAAACATGTGGTAAGAAATACTACTTATTCAAACTTTACAAAGGGTCAAATTAAGAACCCCTATGATATAACCGTATACGGCGTTGGAATGATAGGCGCGGGTAAGTATAAAGCTAGAGCAAATGAAAAACGCATGACGAAAGAATATGTATGTTGGCAACATATTTTAGAGCGTTGCTATGATTATAAACAAAGAGAAAGACATCCTGCTTATTATCATATATGCAAGATATGCGATGAGTGGTTAAATTTCCAAGTGTTTGCAGAGTGGTATGATAATAATTTTTATGAAGTGCCAACTTTGGGGAGAATGCATATTGATAAAGACATCCTTTATCCGGGAAACAAAATTTATAGCCCGGAGACATGTATTTTTGTTCCACAAAGAATTAATATGCTATTTGTCAACCGTCCTAATAAATCCGGATTACCAAACGGAATAACAAAACTCAAAAAAAGGTTATTCAGCCTCATATAACACATCTAAATTAGGAACATATAAAGATATTGAGGCAGCGTTTGAAGTTTATGCCAACAAGAAAGAATGTGAAATCAGGAAGATAGCTGATTTATATAAAAACTACATACCGCTAGAACTATACGATGCTTTATATCGGTATAGAGTACTAATTGAAAATGATACAAATTATATAGCATCTTAGTTTTTAAAGCCAATTAAACGAGTCTTTTATGGCAGAAATGAGGAGGGATAAAAATAGATAACAGATTTGGGGAGTTTGGAAAAAATTCATTTGGTACAACTATGAAAATTATAAACTACATAAGTAATAATGATTTAGATGTAGAATTTCAAGACGATTATAAATACGTAAAAAGACACTGCACATACTCAAACTTTACTAGGCGCTCCATTAAAAATCCTTATGACAAAAACATTTTTGGAATTGCGTTCATCGGAAATGGTGAATACAAAGCCACGATTGGTCATAAAATGTCGGTTGAATATACGTGCTGGTGGCATATGTTGGAGCGATGCTATTATAAAAAGAATGCAAATCTTCATATGGCTTATTATTTAGAGGCAACCGTGTGTGACGATTGGCTAAATTTTCAAACATTTGCAAAGTGGTATAATCTAAACAAATATGAGGTGAACGAGAGGCTTCATGTTGATAAAGATATATTGTATGCAAACAACAAGGTTTATTCGCCAGATACTTGTTTGCTAGTTCCGCAAAGAATAAATATGTTATTTTTAAACAAGCCAAACAAAAGGGGATTGCCAAATGGTATAAGCCGTTTTAAAAATGGATACTCCGCAAAATATAATAGTAAGAATCTTGGAAAATATCATACACTCACCGAAGCATATTACAATTATGCCAAGGAAAAAGAATTGACAATAAAGAGAGTAGCGGAAGAATATAAGAACATCATACCAGAGACGGTTTATGTCACACTACTTAATTACAGGTGTGAAATAGAAAATGATAAGAACTACATAGCGTAAACGTAATTTTAATAATTGGTTAAAATGGAGAATGGAAAAGTATGGATAATGATTTAATTAGCAAATCTGCTTTATTAAAAGAAATTGATGATAACTATGATTGTAATTACGGAGAGGTATTGATTAACCCAAGGCATTTTTATGATTTAGTTGACGATCAGCCAACTGTTGAAACAAAATCTGATTGGATATCTACAAAAGATAAACTTCCAGAAGACGACGCCCGTTACTCCGGAAGGCACAAAATAGATGTAATTGTAGAGACAAACAAGGGTTTAATAACAAAAGTGCAACGTATTCATCGTAGGAATTATGATGGGATTTATGTTGATTGGTATTGGGGAAGAATTTACGGAAATGTAATTGCTTGGCAACCTATGCCAGAACGATATAAGGAAGCAGATGAAAGAAGACTTTCATCAAAGGAGGTTAAAGTGAACAATGGTGAAGTTCCAATATTGGAAGAAGATAGATCTGAATTGATAGAATTAATATCTAAAGTTAACAAAATACTTGATAAATATGATTACTCTTCCGATTACAGTTCTCATATGGCGAGCGCCATGAGTAGAGCAAAAAATTATTCAAAATATGCAAAAGAATGGATTGGATATTTACATACAGAGGAAGAATTAAAGGAAAGATATAAGAGAGGATACTAGCGTAATTTATATCTAAACATTAATAAAAGAAAAATTTTAAGGAGGCGTATATAATTTGACCATGGAATGCAATATTCCGACGCTACTAACATTTGGTGGGATGATATTTGGAATGGTATTATGTATAAGTGCGTTTTTAGCGGCACTATTAGATTCAATGGACGACGAGAAAAAAGCGGATAGAGAATTGAATATATCAACAATATCATTAGCTGTTTGTCTTATATCAATGATATTAATATTTGTAGGGTGGTATAGAGCCGATAAATCAATTTGGAATGTAGATAAAACTCCATATGCCACAGAAAATATTATAGCATTAAATGACAACAATTTAACCCAAGGCAGATTTTATTTAAGAAGAGGATACTTTGAAGAGAGTTTGTATTATCAGTATATAGTAAACATCGGAGATGGCGGAATGATCAATAACAAGGTAGCAGCACAAACTGCGACGATTTATTACGACAACGATAATCCAAAAGTTGAATGGTATCACAGAGAAAAGCACTGGTTATGGTTTAAATATAATAGTGTGTGTCACAAAATTTACATACCAACGGGAAGTATTAATGAAGAGTTTAATGTTGACTTGAAATAAGATGGAGGATAGTTATGGTGGTCGATAAAGTAATTTGTAACGTTTGCGGAAAAGAATTTGATTTATACGACAGACAAGAAAAATTCGGTATTCATACTGGCGTAATCGGATATGGTAGCAAATTTGATGGAGATGAAATTAGTTTGGATATGTGTTGTGATTGCTTTGACAAGTTAATGGAAGACTTGATTCCAAAGTGCAAAATCAATCCGCATGAAGAAAGATACGGAGATGAGTAGATAAAATCAAAACTTTATTCGGAAAGGAAATTAATTATGAAAGATTTAAATAAGATGTCTCGTAATTGCTACAATAATATGATAAATAACAGGGTTTTTACAAAAGGAATCAAAGATAGTGGTGTTAAATATAAAGTTTTAGCAACCAGAGAAGGAAATTATTTCAGTCCAGAGACTTGTTATTTCGCTTACATCAAAGATTTACCATTTGGAGCTTGTTATGTTGATTCAGAAAAGGTATAGAAGGTTGTTTTTAATGGCGTTTTTAGAAAGGAGAATGAATGAAAAGAGAAGATTGGACAGTATCGGAAAGCTCTGCTAGACCGGCAGGAAGACCAGACAGATGTTTCTATTGCGGACAAATGATTGGTGAACAACACAAAAATAATTGTGTGATAAAAAGCAGAACGGTTGTTGTAGATTTTACTTTTAGAACCGTTCTATCCGTTCCTGAACATTGGGACGAAGAACAAATACGGTTTCATTACAATGATGGAACGTGGTGTACTGATAATATTCTTTCAGAATTAAATGAAAGAAGTAGCGAAATGAGATGTGGTTGTGATATTTGCGAAGCTAAGTATATAAGGGAAGCAGATGAAAACGATGAAAGAGAATATGGTTTGACATTTGTAAATCTGGAAGATAGTTAAACAGTTAAAAGATTAATTTCCTCGGAGAAAGGAGTAAGTGAATGGCTGATGAGTTAATAAAAACAAGTATATTCTATGAAACTATTTATGCTGGTAGATATGTTTTAAAATCAGGAGTGTATAATTGGGATTTAATATCTGCCAAAGGGAAGCCAAATCTTGAGAATTTGGGTGTTACTATTGATAGCAATTCGGTAGTTATTGAACGTAAAGAAATTTTTAGATGTAATATACCTCTTCCACTACTTGAAAGGGGAGAAAAATTTTTCATTGAAGAACAATCAAAATTAGTTAAAGTAGTTGATAGGCACAGAACCTCTAAAGATAATGTAATTTATGAAGTTAAGGGAGATATTATCGAAGATGAGGAAACTATTGATACATACAAGGACAGCATAAAAGGATTTTGGAAATGGTATAAAGATAGATATAATTTTGAAGACTATTTGAGAATGCCAGATAGATATAAAAGAAAGAATAAGTATGATGAAGATATTGACTACGCTGAATTATTAAAACGTCAATAAAACAGAATAGAGGAACGTGAATGAAAGGAAAATGTATATCAAAACAAGAATTTGAGTTTTATAAGCTTACCGAAGACAATCTAAATGACTTTTTAAAGATTCGCTTATCAAAATATATTGAAAAGTACGGAGAATTCACAAAGGAAGAATTTGATGGAGGCATTGATATTGAGTTTAATAGATGTCCATATGGGTTTGAGTTTCACTTCGGATACTTTTATGTGAACAATTCATGTGATGACTGGGAAGAATATACTACTGAATATTTTAGTAGCACCTATAATATTGTTGCAAGAAACATAAAATAGTTATTTGATTTGCGAAAATGAAAGGAGAAACATGGCAGACTTAAAGATTTTTACTGACAACATTGAACCAGAAGCGTTAAATCAAGTGCATACACTTGTCAAACAGCCAGCATTTTCAGATTGCAAAGTAAGGATTATGCCAGACGTTCATGCAGGAGCAGGTTGTGTTATTGGATTTACTGCTGACTTAGGATGTAAAGTAATTCCAAATATTGTCGGAGTAGATATTGGTTGTGGAATGAGAACAGTCAAAATGAATGAGAAAGATGTAGATTTTGAACGGTTAGACGATGTAATAAGAAAATGCATTCCAAGCGGAAGGAATACACATGAAGCACGAAAGACCAATTTTGCCAAGTTGCCAGATCTTTATTGTTATAGAGAACTTAAAGATACAAAAAGAATTGAGAATAGTATTGGAACTTTAGGTGGAGGAAATCATTTCATTGAAGTCGATACCGATAAACTTGGATATAAGTATCTCATCATTCATTCCGGTAGTCGTAATTTAGGAAAACAGGTGGCAGATTATTATCAGAATCTTGCTGTTGAAATAATGCAAGGTAAAGATAAACTGTTAGAAATGCAAGATAAGTTAATTACGAAGTATAAAGCAGACGGAAGAAAGAATGAAATTCAGAGAGCTGTTAAAGAGTTGCATAAAAGGTTTAGTCCAAATCCGTTAAATATTCCAAAGGAATTATGCTATTTAACCGGAGAATATCGAGAGAAATATTTGCAAGATATGAAGATTTGCCAGGAATACGCAACTGAGAATAGGAAAACCATGGCTGATATTATTGTTGATAAAATGGGATTCTCTATAGATTATCAATTTGAAACAATTCATAATTATATTGAACATGATACAAATATGGTAAGGAAGGGAGCTATATCCGCAAAAGAGGACGAAGTACTACTTATTCCTATAAATATGAGAGATGGTTGTATTATTGGTTATGGGAAAGGAAATGATGACTGGAATCAGTCGGCTCCTCATGGGGCAGGAAGAATCATGAGCAGATCAAAGGCAAAAGAATTAATAAATCTAAGTGAGTATGAAGAATCTATGAATGGTATTTTTACAACATCTGTTTCAAGATGTACTATTGATGAGGCTCCTATGGCATATAAACCATTGGAAGAAATAGTGAACAATATTAAAGATACTGTTGAGATCGTTGATATATTAAAACCAGTGTATAACTTTAAAGCAGGAGAATAAAAAGGAGGACGTGAATAATATGGTTTCTGATAGATGGTGGGAATTTAAAGAAAAAGTAAGAATGTTTTTATGTAAAATTTGTGGTCATAATCATGGTTGTTGTTCAAAATTTTATAAAAGTTGTAAACGATGTTGTAAAAACAGATGCGAAGAATAAGTAAATTAATTGGCAAGTGCATAAAAGGCGTATTTCAAATGAGGTTATATGAATAAGGATGATTTATTCGACGAGGTAATGAAGAATGTTGTTGAAAAAGACGATGGTATCATCGTAGACAAATTTGATTTAACGGGGGTAGTTTTGAAACCATACGATCCAGGAGAAGTAATATTTCCTACGCACGCTGCCGCTAGACTGTGGGGAGATCCAGTGTCTTTTAATATGGAAACCGTTATCGATCAGCTTGAAGACTACGGAAAGTACAAAGGCATTCTGATGTGCAATGGTGACAAGAGCGAGAATTATATTCCTGTGTCAGTAGCAAAACAGATTGTAGGAGCAGGTGGACGTGGAGGAGTGTTGGGATATTTAGAGGAGGATAAGGGCGAAATAAAAGATTGCTCAACCTGCAAAAATAACGTGGAATATCCACCACCACACACCTGTGATATTTGTCAGAGTTTAGATCAGGAAGAAGATTATGAAATGTGGGAGGAGAAAAGATGAATGGATATGTTGTGAGTGAAATAAAAGTACCTTGTGAAAAATGCAAAAATGGATTTCTCAGAATGCACGCAAACAATGAAGAAATATATATTAAATGTGACAGTTGTGGATATATCGAAAAACTACCACAAATAAACTCAGTTAAAAAAGAGGATGATAATATGATATTTGATAAATGGTTAGATCTTAAGAAAGCAATTAAAAGTGGGGATATGCAGGAAGCAATTGAAAACGCCAAGGAATCTATGGCGTATTCAAAGAAAATTGTAAAAGACAGAATATTAGATAGAATTCAAGATGCTAAAAAAGAAGGATACTTATATTGCAAATATGTGGTGAAACAAACAGAGATCGATCTAAATCAGGCTGAGGAAGTAATGGATTATCTTATATCAATTGGATACGATATTTACAAAAATATGCTAAGTGGTGATATGGCGATGTATACCAAATATACAATATTTTGGGACGATGAAAGCAGCGGTAAATATAGAAATGAAGATGTTAAATGGGTTATAAAGGAGGGTAAGTAGTGAGTACACAGATACAGGACTACATAAAGTTAAAACCAATAGCGGACAGATTTAAAGAAGTTGCAGCTTCTATTTCTGATGAAGAAATTAAATCAATGATAAAAGAAGAGTTACGCAATCAGATTCGTGATCAGGTCGAATTCGGGTCAACAATTGCGGAATGGGTTGATACGATGATGGAAGACAATGATATGGTGGAATTGGTAAGAGATTCGTTAACTACCTGTATCAAAAATAAGTTCAAATAGAAGACACATTTTATGAAAGAACTGGAGGTATAAATGAGGGTAAAATTGGGGAATAGTTGTACTGTAGCCACTCATCGAGACGATAGTAAACTTATCTTGTTGACAACGAGCAATGGTGTATATACCGTAGAAGTGAATTCTAGTGAAGAGGCGAATAATTGTTTTGACTTATTATTAGCTAACGGATACTATGACTTCTCAGAATGTGAATATAGTAACTAGTTTAAAAAAGGAAGGTATATAACATGAAAATTATAGCTAAAGACGGTGTAGATGGATTTAAAACGGCTGATGAGTGTTTAGAATACGAAGATGCCCTTGATGCTGCGGAAAGAGAAAGAAAGGTTAAAGAACAGAAGCTAAATGATGAAATGGAACAAAGATTTACTGAACTCGAAAATTTGTTTAACGAGTATATTAATAAGAAGAAAGAATTTGAAAAAGATTATTGTGTTAACATTAGCACAAATGGATATATTAGTTGCTATAATGGGTTTAGTCCCTATTTTAAATTTTTCTAACTTCTTATTGACTTAACTACGTAGCAATGGTATAGTATTAGTAGGGAGTGAATCCCACCTCGTAGCAGCGAGACAATGTAGATACGCATTAAAATTTCAGAGTTAAAAATAAAAATATTGGAGGGATATAATTGGGAGATAGAGGACATCCGACTTACTTAGAAATGACTATATAGCAATATATGGCCAAAATGATCTATATATAGTGTAGAGATGTAATTAAAATTCACTTTTCATAGGCAAAAAATAGAAGGTATTACACTCCATAAATTGTGGAGTAAAAAATAAAAAAACAATAAATAGGAGGTACTAATAGTACATGGCAAAGAACGAGAAGAAGGTTTTAGAGAAGAAAAATTGGTCAAATACATTCATGCTTATTGGTGAGGCTAAGGTTAATGATTATACATATAAATTAGACGAAAAGTCTGAAAGATCGGATTGGGTATATAACCACTTAAACTTGGGTGTTTATTGCGGAGAAACGTGCGGTACTGTATATGCCGAATTAATGGGCGGATATGGCTCTGAAAGAGATAATGTAGTTTATGTACACGGCAAGAAAGAAGACGGCAAAGACGATTTCGAAAACAGATTCACAATTGATTGGGATGATAGATTCGATGAAAAAATTCTTGAGTCTGTTGGAGATTTGAGTTTTATGACAGTTGGTCTTGAGAGAGATAATGGAGGGAAGGTGTATTATAAAAAGTTTCTTACTCCATATGACATGATTGCCTATATTAATGAAAACTTAACAGATGGTATGGTAATTAATGTAAAAGGAAATTTGAAATATTCTACATATAACGACGAAACACAGACAAAGAAAGAAATTTCAAGTGTAGTGATGTCAAAGGCCGATGATAGTAATAAATATTGTGCCAGATTTACGCAGACGATGTTCTTAACTAAAGACAGCGTGGGCAAACCAGATAAAAACACTGGTGTAATGCCTGTATATGCAAAAGTATTGGATTATATCAAGGAATATAAGGGTAAAGAAGTAAGATGCAATATTCCGTATAATAAGACTTTTGAATATGAACTTGATTTAACAAAACCTGAACTTGCGCAGAAAGTTGTTTCGAAGGTGTTTAAGGTACAGAAGGGTGTTACTGAAATTACTTTTGAAGGTGATCTGATTGAAGGCGGTGCCGTGGTGACGGCTACAGAAGATGACATTCCAGATGACATTAAAACTCTTATTGAAATTGGTGTATATACTCTGGAGGAAGCTCTTGCAAAGTGTACAGTTAGTTCAGGAAGAGAAAAGAGAATGGTTATTCGCAAACCTCTTATTAAGATGGTTGAGGATAACAGCGGAAATAAAACTCCTGTAATTCAAAAGTTTGAAAAGAAATATGAAGAAGAAGATTTAATTTTAGATTTTATGTATGAGACAGAAGATGACAGCAAAGAAAATCAGGAGGAAAAAGAGGACTCTGTATCAGAATCAAAGACGGAAGAAACAAAACCAAACGACAACGACTGGTTAAATAATCTGTAATTGCTGTAATAAAAAACATATGGGGTCACTATTGTGGCTCCATCAAAAATTGAGGAGGCATTATATTGGGAAAATACGGTAAAAAAAATGAAGTTAAAATCGATCCGCTTTCATATAACATCTGTCTTTTGGGAGAACCCAAAATCGGGAAAACAACATTAGCAAAAGAGGTTTGCGAAAAATTAGCCGGTGAAAATGGATATATATTTTTAGAACTCGCTGGTGAAAGAGGCGCGGATGCAATTCAGGGCATCATCTATGAAGATTGTGATGAGTGGGACGACATTGACGATATTGTGGAAGATATTGTAGATAATAAAACTTCTGAGTACTCAGCTTTAAAAGTTGTAGTAACAGATACATATGATGGCTGGGTTAAACTGGCAGAGCAGGAGGCCATTCGTTTATGGAATAGAGATAATCCAGACAAAATTGCAAAATCTATTGATGCTGCATGGGGAGGATTCCAAAGAGGTCAGCAAAAGGCTTTTGAGTTAATGTTTGATTTAATATTAAAACTAGACAAAGTGGGAGTTAGAGTTTTTGTGATTGGTCATGTAAAAAATAAAGAAGAGACGGATATTGCGTCTGGGATCACATTTAAAACACTGACATCTGATGTAGAGAAAGTTTATTTTAATTTGTTAAAGAAAAAGATGCATTTTTTGGGTCTTGCTTATTATGACAGAACGATTATTACGGAGAAGACTGGTAAAAAGAATATTGTAACAAAGAAGGATGAAACAGTTAATAAATTGTCAGACCAGACAAGAAAAATCAAATTTAGAGATGATAATGTTGCGGTGGATAGTGGCTCTCGCTTCGCAGATATTACTCCTGAAATTGATATGAGTGCAGATGAATTTATTAAAGCCTTAACTGATGCAATTAAAGCAGAGCAGATTAAATCAGGAAAGACATTTGAACAGGCGAAAAAAGAGCAAGAAGCGGAGGAAGTATCAAAGTTAAAAGAAGTCGCAAAAGCCGAAAAAGAGAAGAGAGAAACAAAAAAACTTGAAGATATTATCTCCAAGATAACAGATTATATCAAGGAGAATAGGTCGAGTATGGATTTAATTAAGCCAATAATTGACTTAACAAAAGAATTGGGCTATGAAAATCCTACAAAAATTTCAAATGTTGAAGATGCCAAAAAGGTACTTGCTTTAATTTCATAGTATAAAAATAAAATGGAGGGATTGAATGAGAAAAGTAAAAATGACAAATGTTGAAAAGGATAGTTGGGATAAACTATATCAATATGTTAAGAAAGAAATTTTAATATACGACGATTCTCAGTCAATCCCTTCGAGTCTTGTGTTGAGGCTGAAGGGATTGACAAAAGGAAAATATATTGAAAATAAAAACATTGAAGATATGGCAAATTATTCGTATGAAGTTGTGCTTTATACTTTTCAAATATGTAAGTCGTCTATTTTTAAATCAATATCAAACAAGACTTTTGAAAATGAACAATACAAATTCAATTACATTTGTAAAATTGTAGAGAATAATATTAACGATGTCTATTTAAGAGTAGAAAAATCAAAACATTCCGAAGAAATAATAAATATGGTTGATACCAATATTTTAAATTGTGACGGGATATATCTCAAAAAGACAGAAGAGATAAATAATAAAAATCTAAATGAATTGTGGTAGGAGGTGTAGTTTACGGCAACTGCGAAGTCAGCTACAAATGGCAAAAAGATAAGTGCTTTTGAAGAAGAATTAATTGATGCTATAAAGAAGATCAACGAATATAAAGAAGCGTGTGAAGCTAATATTGTATCGATATTTTTTAAGAGTCCAGAATCGATATATGAGTCTGCTTTACAGTTAGAAGAATTTAGTAATAATATATGGAGAGTATATTGGACTATATCAAATGATGTTGTAATGGTTGAAAAAAAGAACTCTCTCGATGAAATTACAGTAGGATTATATCTCGAAAAACATGAAAAACTTCGTAGTAAATATGAAGAATATGGTGGATATAACACTATTGTAAATGCAGGAAATTATGTTAAACAAGAAAATCTTGATGGATACATAAAAGAATTAAGAAAATGGAATTGCGTAATTAAGATAGCAAAAAAGGGGTTTGCCGTAAAAGACAGATTAAGTGACTATTGTGATATGACAGCAGAAGAAATATACAATGAATATGAAGCCTTTTTAAATGATACATTCGTAAATGTCGACAGCGATGTTAAGAGTTACGATATAAGTGATGGAATATATGACCTTATAGAAAAACTAGACGAGGGTCTAGCGGTTGGGCTACCATATCATAATATGGACATTGTTTCTAAAGAGACAGGGGGACAATATCTTGGCTCTATTACACTGGTAGGCGGACTTAGTAATGTTGGTAAGTCAACATTTGCAAGGAATGCGGTAATACCAAGTGCAATAAAAGAAAAAGAACGTACTGTTGCAATGGTAAACGAAGATAATCTTCAAAAATGGCAACGAGAACTGTTGATATTTGTTGCAAATAATATTATAAAAGATGATCTACAAAAACACACAGTGAGAAATGGACATTATACGACTGACACAAAAAGCTTATTGTATAAAGCGGCAGATTGGATTAAAGAGCAAACTCAAAATCATATAATAACAGTTGTTCCATTCAAACAGTATAAGACTGCAAATGCAATTAAGATAATAAAAAAGTATTCGAGTATGGGTGTTAAGTATTTTATATTGGATACTTTCAAAATGGACGCAGGTAATGTTAGTGACAAATCATGGTTAGAAATGCAACAGAATATGGTTGAAATAAACGATGTTATCAAACCAGAATCTAAAAATTTACATATATTAATAACCTTTCAGTTAGCAAAGGGCAGCGTTAAGCAAAGATATTATACACAAGACAATATAGGAATGTCAAAGAACATTATTGATCCTGCCTCCACATGTATCATGATTAGGGATTTGTATGATGATGAATGTACAGGTGAAAGAAGAGAGTTAAAGGTGTATCGTTTAGAGGGTAAAAACGGAAAAACAAAAATACCCGTGAAGCTAGATAAAGATAAACATTATCAGATCTTGTTTATCATCAAAAACAGAGAAGGATCTGCAAATAGATATCAGGTGGTTGTTGAGCATGATATGTCAAGAAATGTAATGCATGAGGTAGGAATTACTAATGTACCAGTAGACTTTTAAGGCGGTGATTAACACTTATGACTGTTATCGAGTTAAAAGAGTATATATACGATAATAGTAAGATTGAATTTATATTGAATGAAATTGGGTGCGGTCATATAGTGTACCACCCAAATAAAGATTATTACAGCTGTAGCAATTTAAACGGAGATAATATAGCAGCGATAAATATAAAAAACAACAAATACTTAAGCTGTAAAGATTATACTCGAAAAAAAGATTTTGATGAAAACTCCGATTTGCTTACACTTGTTCAATATAATAAAAGATTACATAATTTAAAATTTTCATTTTTTGATACTATTAAATATTTACATAAAATACTTGGTTTGCAACTTAGTTTTAAACAAGACAAAAATGATGATGTACAAATTGATCCGTTATACATATTTAAAAAAGTAAAGTTAAGAGGATATAGGCAAAATGTATTAGATTATAACGTAATAGATGAAACCGAATTACACGATTTTATACCATATGTTCATATAGATTTTTATAGAGAAGGGGTAATGCCATGGACTACAAATAAATTTGGTCTTGCATATAGTTATAGATTTAAGAGAACAGTGATTCCATTAAGATATTGGCTTACTGGAGAGTTAATGGGATTTAATATGAGAACATCTGTTGATAATTATGATTTATTTGGAATTAGTAAATATTTCATTACTCCAGGATATCCGAAACAAATAAATATATTCGGTCTGTGGGAGAATAAAGATACTATACAAGAAAAAAAATATGTTGTAGTTTATGAAGCTGAAAAATCTGTATTAAAAAGAGATAGTTTAGATGATGGAACAGGTGTTGCATTAAGTGGTAATGAGATTTCGGATGAGCAGGTAAAAATTCTTATAGGACTGAATTGCGAAGTAATCATTGCTTTAGATAAAGATATAGACATTAATCATATCAGACATTGTTGTGAAAAGTTTTACGGAATTAGAAAAGTATCTTATTTGTATGATAAGTGGGATTTATTAGAAGATAAAGATTCACCAGCTGATATGTGCGATAAAATATTTAAGTTTATGATGCAATACAGGGTTGTATACGATTCATTTGAACACAATGAATACTTAAAAAGTTTAAAGAAGGTGGGTGCTTGATGGGAAGAAAAACATTTGAGGAATTAAATGATATAAAAAACAAACATGGTGTAAATCGTATGTGGAGCTGGAGCAGATATAATACATGTCATAATTCATTATATGAATATTTCCTTAAATACATTTTACACATAAAAGAAGATCGACAAGATTGTATATATGTTGTGACTGGCGGGCTTTCACATGACATAATGGAAAAATTATATTTAAATGATATTAAATATGAAGACATGGATAGTCGTTTTGAAGATGCATGGTTAACTGCGAATATTGCAGAGTTAAAGTTTGATAGAAACGACTTGGATAAAAATAAAAAAATTGCAGACAAATATTATCGAGATTTAAAACACTTTTTTAATAATCATATTGTTATACCATACAAGGTTGAAATTGAGAGATTTATAACTATAATGATTGGCAATAATTTGTTTCAGGGGTATATTGATGTGTGTTTTAAAGATAGTGACGATTTCTTTAATATAATGGATTGGAAAACTTCTTCTATTTATAAGGGAGAAAAGGCGTTAAATGAATGTGGTCAGCTTGTTGTTTACGCAATTGGATTAAATCAGCTGGGAGTACCGCTTGAAAAAATTAAGATTTGTTGGAATTTCTTAAAGTATGTAAGTGTCGATTGTGAACAGGCAAATGGTAAATGGACTACAAGGGAAATAGAGAGATGCGAAATAGGCAACAAAATACAGTCAAGTGTTAAGATGTGGCTAAAAAAGCTTGGATACGAAGATGTAATGATGGAATATTTAGATGCACTTGCTCAAACAAATGATATAAAGTGTTTACCAGATGATATACAAAAAAAATATAAATTTAATGACTGTATTGTATATGTAGACTTAACAAGTAATTTAATTGATAAGTGGACTACAGAAATTATTAATACTATCGATGAAATTATTGAAAAAGAAAATAAGTATGAAGTCGAAAAAATTATTGATAAGAATGCAGCGGAGCAAATATTTTTTGATACAGAAGAACAGGTTTCAAAACAAAGTTATTATTTCGCAACATTGTGTGCTTATTCTCCAAATTTACATAAACCGTATAAAAAGTACTTGGATAAATTAAATGAAGAGAAAAATGGTTCAAATTTATTTGCCGGTGTTGGTGCGAATTTAACTGAAGAAAAAGAAGACCTGTCGTGGCTCGATCAATTATAGGAGGTGTGTAATTGGGTGATACTTATACGGTATACCATTTACATGATGATACAAGTAATGTAAATGGTTATGCTGATTCTTGTTCAAATTTTAAAGAATATATAAAACTTGCTAAAAAACAAGGAATGAAGTCCATAGCATTTTCAAATCATGGTGGAGCATTTGATTGGATAAAGAAAAAACAAGAGTGTGATAAAGCTGGTATTAAATATATACACGGAGTTGAGTTGTATCTATGCCATCATTTAGAAGACGATGATAGAGGAGGACATATTGGATTATATGCAAAGAATTTAGATGGCGTACATGAATTAAATAAATTATTGAGCATTTCAACTTCAAAAGGGATTAAAGATGATAATACCGATAGACACATGTATTATAATCCACGAATTTCACTAGATGAAATAATGAATACAAGTGACAATATTATAGTTGTAACGGCGTGCCTTGCTTCTCCTTTGAATAGATGGACTTCTGGCGATACAGAAAATAGAGAAGCTTTTAATACATTTTTAGACTGGTTAACAAAGAATAAGCATAGATGTTTTTTAGAAATACAATATCATAATGCCACTAGCCAAGTTGACTATAACCGCAAGCTACACTTTATAAGTATGAAAACCGGAATACCGTTAATTGCAGGAACAGATACACATTCATCAAATGAGTATAAAGCAAAATGCAGAAAAATATTGCAGATTTATAAGAAAAGCTATTATGGCGAAGAAGATGAATTTGATTTAGTATGGAAAACTTATGATCAGTTTGTAAATGAGTTTGAGAAACAAAACGCTTTATCAAAAGATATATACATGAAGGCTATAGAAAACACTAATGTATTTGCTGACATGGTTGAAGATTTTAAATTTGACAAAGCATTTAAATATCCTACTTTATATGGAGACAATGTTAGAGAACAGTGGAAAAACCTAATATACATCAAGTTTAATGAAAAAATTAAAAATGATGTATTAGATTTGCCAAGTAAGATTGTGCGTAAATATGAAGAGTTTTTAAGATCTGGTCTTTCAGAAGAATACAGTCCGTGTACAAAAGATGTTTATGAAAGATCTTTAACAATGACAGACGAGGAGGGTATAAAAGAATATCAGAAAAAAATTATAGAAGAATTTTCTGTAATGTGTGAGCTTGGAATGGAAAGCTTTATGATGTTTATGTCAGAACTTATTAGTTGGTGTGATGTAAATGATATACCACACGGCACAGGGAGAGGTAGTGTATGTGGAAGTGAAATTGCATATATAACCGATATTACAGATGTCGATCCGATGGTGTGGAATACGGTATTTTCAAGGTTTTGTAATGAAGACAGGGTTAGTCTTGGAGATATAGATATAGACTTCGCTCCAGAAGATAGAGAAAAGGTATATAAATACATCATTCAAAGATTTACTCCAGAGAAGACCGCATATATAGCAACATTTTCAACCTTACAAGATAGAGGGTGCATAGACGTACTTGCAGGAGGACTCGGATATCAAGATTTAGATAAAGTAAAAGAAATAAAAGATAAATTCGAGGAATATTTCTCTTCGTATGAAAAGATTATTCAAGAGGAAGTCAATAGTGAAGATCTGGTGGAAGAGGGAATACTTGAAACCGGAACTATAGCTTTTGATAATCATGAAATTTATATGACCAGGATTAATAATGAGAGCGCAAAAAACAAAGCGAATAAATTAAAAGAGTCTTATAATATCTTAATTAAAAACAATCAAGATTTATTCTATTATCTTGATGGTCTTAAGGGGACAATAGTAGCAAAAGGCATACACCCAAGTGGAATTATTGGTTCACCAATCACATTGGCAGATAATATCGGATTATTCTATAAAGACGGTGATAAAAATATGCCAGTATCTACCTGTGCAATGAAAGCTGTTGATTCTCTGAATTATGTAAAGTTTGACATACTGGGATTGAAGACTGTTGGAATCATCAAAGATGCTTGTAAGTATGCTGGTATAGAGTATCCAAAATCTCATCTAATCAACTGGAGAGATAAAAATGTATGGGATAATATGATAACATCTCAACAAGGAGTGTTTCAATTTGAGGGTGACTTTGCTTTCAATTTATTAAAAGATTTTAAACCAACAACTATAAATCATATGTCCATGGTAAATGCTGCATTAAGACCTTCTGGGAAGTCGTATAGGAATAGATTAATTTCTGGTGAATTTAATAAAAATCCATCTGAAGAAATTGATAAGTTGTTGGAGGGTAATAGAGGGTATCTTATATTTCAAGAAGATACAATTAAATTTTTAACTAACATATGCGATTTCACGGGGTCAGCCGCAGATACAACACGTCGAGCAATTAGCAAAAAAGACGACGATCTATTAAAAGAGCAGTTACCAAAAATATTAGACGGATATTGCAAACACTCACCTAAAGAAAAAGGCGTTGCAGAAAATGAAGCGAAGCAGTTTGTACAAATTGTGCAGGATTCTTCCGAGTATCAGTTTGGATTAAACCATTCTACCGCATACTCAATGAATGGTTATGAATGTGTAATGTTAAGGACTTACTACATAATTGAATTTATTGCTGCGTATTTAAATAGGGCTGACAATAAAGAAGATACTAATAATGGAGTGGAGTTAGCAAAACAATACAGCATATCAATCAATCCAATCAAATTTGGTAAATCACTTTCAGAATATACAATAGACAGAAAAAACAATGCAATATACAAAGGCATCGAATCAATAAAGTTCTGTAACGCAATAATAGCAAATGAATTAATGGAATTATCGAGAATTAAAGATTATAAATCGTTCCCTGAACTATTGAAAGATATCAAGGAAAAAACATCTGTTGACGCAAGGCAATTAAAAATATTAACCGGATTAAACTTTTTCCAACAGTTTGGTAATAATAAGTATCTTTTAAATATCATTGATATTTATGATCAATTTGCTACATGTAAGCAGATAAATAAAAATAAACTTGAAGGTCTTGGGTTGTCTGAGTATGTTATTAAAAAATACTCTAATAAGGAAACGGTAGCATTGTATAAAGAAATTGACAACATAGGTCTAATTAAAGAGCTGTGTTCAAAAGTTGAGAACAGAGCAATGGGAATTATTGAATCAATGCAGTTTGAAAAAGAATATCTTGAATACATTATTTACACCAATCCAGATGTTAATGAATTATATTATATTATAACCGAATTTAAAACATATAAAGACGCTGCGAAGCCATATATTACAGCACGTCAGATAAAAACTGGAATTGAAACAAAGTGCAGAGTAAAACGCGGTAATGTATTTAAGGAGAGTCCATTTGGTTTATATTCCGTATTGAAAATCAATGAGTTTGATCAAGAGTTTAAAAAGAGGCCAAATGCTGAAGGTAAGTGGGTTCCGATAGATGAACTTGAAGATGTATTAAATGAATATGAGGTGATAAAATAATTGAAAAGTAAAGATGAAGAAAAAATACTATTTAAGGGCAGAATAGTAAGACAGACGTATGACGGAGGAGACTATAAAATATATGCGGTAGATGTTGATAAAAACATCTACCCAGATATTAAATTCACGAAATATGGTAATGCTACTGTGCTTGGAGAAATACATGATTTGGGAGTTGGTATAGAATATGAAATAACAGCAATAGAGCAAAGTACAAAATATGGATATAGTTATAAAGTGGTTAATATAAGAAGAAACAAACCTCAATCATCAGAAGATATGTATGTGTTTTTACAGGAGATACTCACTTTAAATCAGGCTCAGACTTTATATAATGTATATCCTGATATAGTAGACAGAGTTATGAATAATAATCTTGACGATATCGATCTGAACAAACTTAATGGTATAAAGGAATACACATTCAATATAATAAAAGATAAAATTGTTGAAAATTTCTGTTTAGCAGAGTTAGTTGTAGAATTTCAGGGGTTATTAAGTCTTCCAATGTTAAAGAAATTGCATGAAAAATATACGTCCATTCAGATAATAAAGAATAAACTCTCCGGAGATCCGTATAAGTGTTTGTGCGGTTTGGCAAGAGTTGGATTTTCAACAGCCGATAACATTTTGTTAGAGTTAGAGAAAATCTCAAAAGAAAATATTAAAAATGGAAAACAAGAAATCATTAATTTTGATTCAGATTTAAAAACAAGTAAACACAGATGCTTGTCGTGTATGTTGTATTTATTAGAAAAGAACGAAGAAGATGGACACACACACATGTCTATAAGCGACTTAAGAAACCAATGTATTAAAATGGTTCCGGCTTGTTCAGATCATTTTATTAACTGCATTAAACATGAAAGTGTCTATTACAATAAGGATATGATGGTAGTATCATTAAAAGCCACATATGATATCGAAAAATTTATAGCAGATGAAGTCGTTCATGGACTAATAAATAATATAAACAAGTGGGACTTTGATTATAAGAAATACCATATTGTAAATGGCTGTGAGTTGTCAGATGAGCAAATTGAAATCGTGAACAATGTTTGTAGACACAATATTTGTATTTTAAATGGTGCTGGTGGTACAGGAAAATCATTTTGTACACAGGCCGTAATCAATATGCTTAAGGATAATAACAAGTCATTCAGACTCTTTTCTCCAACAGGCAAGGCTGCGAAGGTGTTATCTGACTATACAAAAGAAAATGCAACAACAATTCATAGAGGATTAGGATATATTCCTCCTGACACATGGAGCTTTAATAATCAACACAAGTTAGATTGCGATGTATTGATTATTGATGAGTTCTCGATGACTGACATATTCCTTTTTAAAAGAATATTAGATGCGATCGATTTCAACAAAACGAAATTGTTAATGATAGGTGATAACGCACAGTTGCCATCTGTATCATGTGGAAATTTGTTACATGATTTTATGCAGTCTAACATCATACCAACTATAACACTGACAAAGGTGTTTAGATATGGCGAAGGCGGGCTTATGAAAGTGGCAACAGATGTGAGGTTTTGTAAAGAGTATTTATTAGATATAAATAATCAGCTTACGTGGTTTGGAGAAAATAAGGATTATGCTTTCATCAACATTGGAAGTAGTATTATGGTAAAAAACGCTGTTGCATTATACGAAAAACTGTTGTCACAAGGATATAAAACTGAGGATATTCAAGTGTTAACTGCATATAAAAAAGGGGATTGCGGTACAATCACAATTAACAATGAAATACAAAAGGTCGCAAATCCCAATTATGGAAGTTCTGAGTGTATGAAGATAGGTGATATAGTTTACTTCAAAGGTGACCTAATTATACAGAATGTAAACAATTATCATGCTCAATTGTTTATTGATGACGACTATGTATTTGGAGAAGATGTACCGGAAGAAATATTTATAGCTAACGGTGAAACAGGAGTTGTAAAAGACGTATTTACAAATTATTTATTGATAGATTTTGATGGAACAACCGTCAAGTATTACAGAAACGATATGCAGATGGCGGGACTCGGTTATTGTATAACAATACATAAATCACAGGGCAGCTCCATAAAGATTGTAATATTACTTACACCACAGGCTCACACATATATGCTAAATTCAAACTTGATATATGTGGGGTTAACAAGAATGAAAGAGAAGTGTTTTCATCTTGGGAATATGGATACAGTAAATATGGCAATAAAAAAGAAAGCGAACTTTACAAGAAATACATTTATGCAGATTTTAATCAAAGAAAATGTAGTAAAACTGAGTAATAAAAGCGCATGAAATTTGGGATTTATGGCTGTCGAGAGAAAGAGTGAATATTTTTATTTTTTCTCTTGACATGACCATATAGCAATGATATAGTAATAGTGTAAGAATTAACTAAATAGCAATTAGCAAACAGAGTATATAAATTAGGATTTTTTAGAGAAAGGAGTAAGAGGAGTGAGCATTAAACCTATTTTATTCAACACTGATATGGTCAGGGCGATACTGGACGGGAGAAAAACGGTGACAAGGCGGAAAATTGACATTGATATTTCAAACCGATTTGATGTTGAAATTGACGGAACGGTTATCTGCTATATAGATCAAGCTACCGGAGACAGTTATAAACCGACTGATCTGTGCAGATATCAACCGGGAGATATTCTCTATGTACGGGAAACGTGGAATCGGAATCCATTAAATGAGTATGGAAATGAGCCAGAAAAGTATATTTACAAAGCAACATATGACGGTCACGCTGGAGAGGTTGGCTGGCACCCATCAATCCACATGCCAAATGAAGCTGCCCGTATCTGGTTAAAGGTAACAAATGTTCGGGTGGAGAGGTTGCATGATATGCCACACGATGCCGCAGGAAAAGAAGGAATACATTATTGTGAATGTCCAGACGGTTTCACATGGAAAACTGACACGGATATGAACTGCTGCTATACCACACCATTGGGAGCATTCAAGACTTTATGGAATAGCACAATCAATAAAGAGGATTTTAACCGTTACGGTTGGAAAGCAAATCCGTGGGTATGGGTAATGGAATTTGAACGGTGCGAGAAGCCCGTAGCTGATTAAACTGAAATTTAAAGTAGTTGAAACTGTGTTTTCATTGGCATATTTTAAAAGGAGAATGATTGGTAAAGTAGAAAGGGTGTAAGGATATGGCATACATTGGATTTAATTTAAACGAAATGATAAAGGTAAAATTAAACAACAAAGGCAAGGATATTTATTATCATAGAAACGATATGCTTGGCGAAGAGTTTTTGGAGAAGTATCCAAGAGAATATCCAGATGTAGATAAAGAAGGGGATACTGTTTTTCAGGCATGGGAGTTTATGAATTTGTATGGATCGCACCTGACAAACGGAGGAGAACTCCCCATTTCATCTGCGAACATAAAGATATTAGTGGACGATGAATGTAGGGAAACTATTTTAAAGGCATTAGAAAGTTATAAAAAGTCTGTAAAAGAAAGTGCTGTCACGTAAATTAATGTTATATAGATGAATTTATGTGGGTGCATTTGCATAAGCTGGCGCTGCCTCGACGGAGGAAAACGAGTGCGAGTCTCGTAAATCGGAAACAAGCCGACAGAAAGTAAGAATGGGTTCAAGTCCCATCGCCCACAATTCCCAAAAAATAGAAATGAGGATAATTATGGAATTGAAAAAATTAGGAGTTAAAGCTGTTCACCCATATGCATATAGATGGAATGGATTTGAAGATAGGGGTGAAATTACGGGAGTTTATAACGTTAAGCCAAATGATAGTTCCGAATTTAGAATATGTTACCAAATTACATATCCTGATGGAGAAGTGGATTATACTCCGGTAAGTAGTTTTGTTGACGGGACATATGATTTCATATCAAGGGAGCAAAGTTTATGAGTGATATCGGATATGCATTAAGAACAGCAAAACAATATTATTCAGAAAAAGGATACGATCATGCGATTAGAGTAGCTGGTTATGTCGCAGAAAATCCCATGGTTACAGAAGATAAGATGGATACAAGTATTGCATTGGCCATTATGCATGACTTACTTGAAGATACTGATTATAAATGTGACGGAAGATTGACGGTTCATTTTATTGATAGTTTAAAATTATTAACTAGAGATAAGAAGGAAACATATGAAGATTATATTAGCAGAATTAAAGCCAATGTAAGCAAGTTCCCAGAGTCATATTGGGTTAAACTGGCAGATATGAAAGATCATCTTTCGCAGAAAGAAACATTGACTGATAAGTTAAGGGATAAATATTTATCTGCATTACCAGAACTTTTGTAAACAAAATCTGTATTTTAAAGGAAAGAAAGGAGACATTAAATGGAATTTGTAATTGGAGATGAGGTGCAATTAGAAATGAAAGTAGGTGACAATTTGTTATTTGGAGGTACTTATAAATGCACAAATAAATTTCCCATATTCGCAAAAGAAGATTTAAAGCCAGGAATGGTGGTTGAATTTAGGAATGGAGAATTATGTATGGCGATGCCATCAAAAAATGGTTTTATAATTATTAATAGCTTTTCTTTTGTTCTTTTAAAAGAATATGATGACAATTTACTTTCTATTGATCGCCACCATAAAGGTACTGATATTATGAAAGTTTATGGATTCAGTGGGTGTCATTACAAAGCATTAGACGCAGATAAGGGCGACAGGGAGCTTATCTGGGAACGTAGAGAGTTTAAGCAGATGACGGTTGGTGAGGTTAAAAAAATAGCTGAAGAAAAAATCGGAGAGAGAATAGAAGTTGTAGATAGACTTCGTAAAGACAGAATTACCGTTGGAGACAATGTATTCACGGACGTAGACAAGGCGATCAATTATCTTAAGAAAATTAAGACATTGAAGCAGTTTACAGAATCGATGAATAAACCAAAGTACAAGGCGGGTGATAAATTCTTCTTTGAAGATCTTTCTACCATAGAGATTCCGTTAAACTCAGGCAATGGAGTGCAAAAGAGATGGATGAAAACACCGTTAAGTAATGTAGTTGGAGAAATAAAAATTGTTTTTGAAGAAGATGATCTATCCGATACTAAATACAGAGTTGATATCGAAGGGCATGAGTCAAAAAATATTGGGTGTGTCATATTTACTGATTACATTTTAGAAACATATGGCAAGAAAATTAATTGTTAATGCGATTGGCAGGTCGCAAATAGATACACATATTTTGCAGATATTACATAAATATCACAAATTGTAACAAAATTTTAGTATTGAAACTCCGCTTTCATCTATGATCGCGAACATTAATGAAAGCAGCACATTGAAAAATAGGAAAGGATAAACAGTAAAACCGGTTTAAGAGAATGCGCATTCCCTGTAGATAGGGAAAATTGAAAATATTAGTAGCTTGTGAAGAAAGCCAGGCAGTAACAATAGAGTTGAGAAAGTTGGGGCATGAAGCCTATAGCTGTGATATTGAACCGTGTTCTGGCGGTCATCCTGAATGGCACATAATGGAAGATGTTACATTTTTGGTTGATGGATTTAATGTTTTTAAAACGGTAGACGGGGTGAGGCACACCTCATTATTAGGAAGAAACTGGGATATGATTATAGCATTTCCGCCGTGTACCTATCTTACTAATGCAGGAGCTAGGCATTTGTGGAAGAATCATGAATTAAATCAAGAACGGTATGAAAAAGGTCTTGAAGGAAAAAAATTCTTCATGATGTTCTATAATGCGAATTGCGAAAAGATAGCAATAGAAAATCCTACACCTAGCCGTATATATGAGTTGCCTGAAAAATCACAGGTAATACAGCCATACATGTTTGGACACCCATTTACAAAACGCACACAGTTGTGGCTTAAAGGATTGCCTCTATTGCTGCCAACAGAAGAAGTGGAGCCTGAAAGAACATGGTGCCCGTCTGGATCTTATTCAGGAAAACATGGAGATAAACATAGAGGAATGTTCACAACGGATAGGGCTAAAAACAGAAGCAAGACATTTCCAGGGATTGCAAAGGCCATGGCGGAGCAATGGGCTGAATTAAATACATAAGGCATTGAAATCAAAGATTCAAGTCTAATTTAAAAAAGGAGAACGAGTTGTGCGCACAGAAAACTATAGTCTCTCCGGTGAAAAATGTTAAAAATAAATGAATTATATAATGTAGATTGTTTTGAAGGAATGAAGGAAATTGACGACAGTTCTGTAGATTGTATTATCTGTGATTTACCTTATGGGCAGACAGCTAGGAATAAGTGGGATTCTGTAATACCGTTTAATGATTATATTATAATCGGGAAAACGACTATCTACGAGAAAGATGTGTGGAGGGTTTGCCTTGAACACGGAAAGTCTATTCAAGAAGGACTTGAATGGTTTAATAGAAACAAGGAACCGGGGCTATGGACTTATTATGAAGGAATCATAAAAGATAACGGAGCAATTATATTGTTTGGAAACGGAATGTTTACTGCGGATTTGATGCAGAGTAATCGTAAATTATGGAGATATAATTTAATTTGGGAGAAGACACAGCCAACTGGATTTCAGAATGCAAATAGGATGCCGATGAGGTCACATGAAGATATTTGTATCTTTTATAAAAAGCCTCCGGTGTATAATCCACAAAAGACAACGGGACACGAACGAAAAGTGAGCACAGCAAAACATAAAAGAAATAGCAAGCAATCAACTAATTACAGAGAAATTGAGAATTATACATATGATAGCACTGAAAGATACCCAAGGTCTATCTGGAAATTTGCGAAAGATAGTCAAAAGTCAGCATTACACCCAACGCAGAAACCAGTTGCCTTAATAGAGGAATTGATTAAAACATATACAAACGAAGGGGATTTGATTCTTGATAATTGTGCTGGAAGTATGACTACTGCAGTAGCGGCTATAAACACAAAACGAAATTACATATGCATGGAAAAAGACAAGGAAATATTTGAAACTGGTCGTAATAGGATATTAGATTTGAAATGAAAAATTTAAGTATGAAAGAGGAGGAGTTGAGATATCGCAGATAAAAGATTAATTGACAAAACTGGTGAAATTAGAACAAATAATAAAGGTACAGAAATGGAAATAATTAGATATAGATGCCATTCAGACATGGATATCGAGTTTTTAGATAATTATCATTACATCAAGAACCGTACTACATATTCAAATTTTATCAATGGACAAATCAAAAATCCGTTTGATAAATCAGTGTATAACATTGGATACATTGGCGATGGGATTCATGCTTGCAGACTAGACAAAGACGGAATGACTCAAGAATATGAATCATGGTTACTTATGCTAAGAAGGTGTTATTCTGAGAGAAATAAAAATAAATATCCTGCATATTTTGGAATTTGCTTTGTAAATCAAGATTGGCACAATTTTCAGAATTTTGCAGAATGGTATAAAGAAAATAGATATGATGTCAATGAGCGACTGCATTTGGATAAAGATATTTTAAATCCGGGAAACAAAGAATACTCTTCGAAAAAGTGTTTACTTGTTCCGCAAAGAATAAATGAATTATTCACATACAAGAGAAATAACGATGGACTTCCAATGGGGGTAAGAAAAACTTCTACTGGTAGATATAGCACCGGATATAATGGTAAAAATATTGGAACATTCAATACATTGAAAGAAGCGTTTAGCATGTATAAAGTACATAAAGAATCAGCAATTAAAGAGGTAGCAACAGAGTATAAGAACATTATACCATCAAAGCTTTATGACTCGCTATTAAACTATGAGGTAATTATTGAGAACGATATAAATTTTAGAGTGTCATAAGAAAGGAAAATGAATGCTCAAAACATTTAAAGAAATGTGCGATGATGAATCAATTTGCGATTATTGCAGAGCGGAACCTGGAGTATTTGGCACTCCAAGTGGATATGTGTCATGCGAGGGATCGTGGTGTGGGGAAGCTTATGATAAATATTTAGACAACGAAGGCGTTACTGAGAACATTATTAAATACGCAAGTAAAGTAAAATTATTAAACAAGGAGGATTCTAATGAGTAAAACAATGACGTTTAATTTTGACTGTGATGAAGTATTTGAAGGAATCAAGCAAGGAGTAATTAGAGAATTAGCTGAAACTGAATTTGACGGAGACAGGAATCGTGCTGTTAGCGAGATTAAGTCAGAGATACTATCAAAAATCAGACTTACATATAAAGATGAAAATGATTTAAAGGAAGAAATTAAATCGGAAATTAAAAATAAAGTATACGGAAATCTTCTCAAAGAAGTCAGCGAAAAATATCTAAATCAGTTTAATGAATATATTGAGAATCAATTATCAAAGAATCCATGCAGATTATCTGAACTGGAAAACAAGATCAAGAAAGAAACTTCAGATGCACTTTACGACAGCTTATATTATAAAATTCAGAATAGCATTGAATCAAAAATGCAGACGGCTATTTCAAAACTTATCAATTCAATCGGCGGTAATAATGTAAAAATTGATGGATCTGACGAGATGATTTCAAAAGAATATTACGATGAATTGATTCATAAAGGCGAGATATTAGAAGCCCTTGAAGCTGGTGGAGTGAACAATTGGGAATGGTATTCAGAATCTTTAGAAAATTATTTTGGAGAAGACGAGGATTAAATAAAGAATTTATAGAGAGAGTGAGGTGACAAGATGGGGCAATTTGTAGCATCTACGGAAGTCTATTTTAGCGGAGAAGAAAAAGAAATCAAAGTGAATACAATGAAGAAAGAGTTAGAGAAATTGCTTGATTGCATTCGGATTGATGATGGAAAATATCAAATCATAATAAATAAGGCCGAAGACAAAGATGTGCCAACAAAACCACTTGACATTGATTATATGACAGGTAAGTCAAAGATCAGAATGGATAACAAATAAAAGCGATGTTTTAAAGAGAAAAGGAGAGCTTCATGAGAAAGTGTTTTGTATATAATAATGCTGAATGTTCCTGTTGTAAGGACGAGGTTTGTCTTGATTCTACGGGTGATTGTAGGTCATTTATTTCTTCAGATCATATTACTGATTTTAGAAATAAAATTTCTATTCTGGTAAATACATATAAAATAAGCGAAGAACAAGCTGGTTGCTATTTGAGTAATTTTGATGATGAATTCATATGTAGAAAATATAACGGTGGTTGTAAAGAATATGATTCTTGTAAAAAGATATCTGGTGAAACCATGAAATAATACATTCATTTGATTATATAGGGAGGGTAAAATATTGCGAAATATTAAATTTAGAGCATGGGATAAAGAAAGTGGATTAATGCTTAATATCCCAATAGTGGATTTTGGAGATGGAACTTGCTACCCATATTTACACGCAAAACCATTAGACTTTTGGAATGACGTTGTATTAATGCAAAGCACGGAGTTAAAAGATAATAACGGAAGTGACATCTATGAAGGAGATATTCTTGAAGACGAAGACGGGTTTTATGTTGCTAGATTCGACGCGAAACGCAGTTCTTTCGTATTTGATGTATATGGAGTGAGTGGAATGATGTTAGAATCTGGCTGGGACGAAACGGCAGGTGAGTTTAAGAAAATAGAGACTCTTCCATTCGATGACTTATACGATATTCCAAAAGTAATAGGAAATATTTACGAGAATAGCGAATTGATTAATAGATAAATCAATGTTTTCATGGAGGGAATAGGAGGTAACATGAATCCCGATAAGGTAATTTTTACGAAAAATAAAGATGGAACTTATTGTATTGAAGTGACTTGCAATTATCCAGATAGAACGACAGTCTTTGAAGGTCACAGATGCGATATTAAATGGAAAGATCCGTGTTGTGGCGTACCTGAGAATGTTGAGTTTCTTTCAAATATGGCATCTGGCGCTATTTATTATAAGGGAATTACGAATGACTGACTTTAATAATCTCTCAACAACAGATCAGCTCGACTGGCTCTGCCGAAAGATAATCATTCACAGCATAATCTACTATGATTACGACACAAACATCATTTCAGATCCGGATTACGATAAACTTGCTCGGCAGCTTGAACGGTTGGTGAACGACAATAGAGACATAATCAGTAATTGTTATTATTATGAATGCTTAAAAGATTACACGGCAGCAACCGGATTTGATCTGAAGGATAGACTTGAAGATGAGCACAGAAAGTATCTCGAACATTTGGCAGGCATGTTTTTGGAACAATATAAATTATTGGCGGTTAAAAACGAAGGGAGAAAATAGATATGATATCCGGATTAGGATGGATTGTGATATTGGTTACTGTAGCTGTATTAATCATAATTGAAGAAATATGCGACACATACAAAGAAACTCATAAAAGAGATAAAGACAAATAGATTCAACAATTCATCAATAAAAGGAGAGGTTAAGTGTTAGACGTAGCAGTTAAGTATAAGGAAGAATTAAAAAATAAAATGTGTAGCATATGGTTTAAAGATAAATACAAATATTATAATTTTGATACATACTACGAAGTATATGAACCAGACAACAAATCGTGGAATAGACATGAATTTGCGTCATTGGATTCAAACGGAAACGTGATTGGATTTATAAAATATAATATAGACCGGCAAACATATTCGTGTAGTGGTTTTGCTGCAATTAATTTTACTGAAAATAAGGCAACATTTGGCATTGATATGGGAACTGTATTGTCAGATATTTTTGAGAAATTTAAATTTAATAAGTTAAGCTTCTCTGTTGTCATTGGAAACCCAATTGAAAAATCCTACGATAAAGTTATTTCAAGATTCGGAGGCAGGATTGTGGGGGTATTTAAAAAAGATACGAAATTAATTGACGGAGATTTTTATGACGTTAAGCACTACGAGATATTTAGGGAAGATTATTTAAAATCAAAAAAGGAGAAATTAGATGAAAAATAATAAAAATGCGGAGAAACAATTTCAGAAAACAGCGGAAGAAACTTTGAGTAAAGTTCAACTGAACGGAATGAGAGCAGGAGCTACAGGAATCCTTGGAGCAGTATTGAATATGTGTAATGAGGGTAAGAGTGTTTCCGATATCAAATCGTTCTGCGAGAAGTCACTTAATTTAGATGGAATGAAGGAGGATAAATAATATGGAATTAAATGAATGTTGGTCGGCTCAAGTAGTAGAAGAATATAAGGGTATGTTACATGAGCAAAAAATGCAACACTATGGATTAGCTTGTGAGCTACAAGCGCCACACGTAATTCATAGAGCAGAAGTAAAACAAGATGGTGATATGTGGTGTTGTATTTTAGGCGATTTACCGACTGGGGTTGTCGGATTCGGAACAACACCTAAAAAGGCGTGTGACGAGTTTGACAGAGTATGGCACGAAGGATATAAGACAACGAATCAGTAAATTTATGGAAGGACGGTGATAAACATAAACAAAAAGTATTGTAAAATATGTGGAAAAGAAATGAAGTGGAACTATACTCACGATGACGGAGAATGGTATACCTGTGATTGTGACGGGGTACTAGAAATTGAT